GGATGCATTATTCGCTTGCATCCGACCGCCACTCGCCTTAAACAAAGGTATCAACAGGAGGTACTCATGTCCATCGCACGTTCACTTAAGGTTGGCGACACCGCCTACATTCTTGCCGCCAGCGGATCGCAACAGGTCTTCACAGGTGTGGTCAAGCGCATTACTGCCACTGGCCAAGTCACCGTCGAGCGCAAGGGTGCTGGCGCTACCTATGACACCCGGTTCAGCGCCGAGGACGAAGAAATCGGCGCGAGCTCCCGATGGCACCGCGACATCCTGATCACGAAAGAGCGGTACGACTATATCCTGGCCCTTCGGCGTGTGGTTGAGCGCACCCGTACCGCCCAGGGTGCAATGCAGAAGCTGGCCAACGAAGCATGGGGCACGAAGCCTGACGTCCCTGCCCTGCTGAAGCGGCTCGACGAAATCCGAGCACTGGTCAGAGCTATCGACTGACCTAACCGATTTCGGCCGATACCGGGACGGGTGGCACATCGGAGCCCCCGTCCCTGCTCTTGAGCGCTGCTAGCTGCTCGTCCCAGTATGCCCGCCGCTCCCGCCGCACCGCGGCCCTGGCCAGCATCTCAGCATGAGCAGCCTTGACCCAGGCGTCCACCTGTTCCAGCTCCAGCTTGGCCGCGGCTCGCACTTCAGCTCTAGCAGCGGCAGCCGCGTTGTCCACCACAATCGGCACAGGGCCGGCTACAGCGACATCTGCCCCACCCTGCGGCACTGGTACCGATCCCGCGTCTTTGCGACCCCTTGCCCGGCTAACGCGCTCCCTGTTCAGACGCTTGGCCCGTTGCTCCTTTGACTCGTTCGGGTTGGCGACGTTGCGCTTGAGGCTCTGAAGCACGGTGACCACGGTAGCAGCTCGCGCCTCGAGCATGGCCAGCAGGGTTAGCGGTGTGGCGTCGGGCAGATGCGGGCATAGCATGGCGAACTCCCTTAGCGTGGGAGCAGGGTGACGATCCAAGTCGCGCGGCCACCAGTCCATGGCCTGCCAGTACTGCAAGAGCATTGCGTCAGTGACGTATAGGTTCAGGTCCGGCAAGACCAGACCGTTGAGGAGCGCGCCGCTGCGATGTGCTTCGAGCCAACAGTACTCTTGGAACTCTAGTACGGTAAGCGTGACGTCTGTTAGACGTTGCTCGAGGTAGTGGTGGCGGGCAATGTCAATGAGCATGGTTAGACCGGGGCTGTGAGGGCTGTAATGGTAGCAGGGGGTGGCAGCATTACACAAGCGCAAACATGGGAAATATGGAAATCCCCTATAGTGCATTACCATTACATGGCTCGGCCGGCCTCTACCCGATCATTACTGTAATGGTGTAATGCTCACTACTTTATGTAGTATATTTATATGTCCATATAGTATTGAGTCCCTTTCCGACTCTACTGTACAACGGCCGATGCATCGGAACTCTTACTGACTCTACTCTGTAATGGACCCATCTATACTGAAACCATTACAGACAGCTCGCATCATCATCGCTGTGCATTTTCTGCTTGCCGGTGGCAGTGGCTTGCCCTAGGTAAGGGGTGGGACCCGCTGCTACCGTGACCGTAGGGACATGGATGTGGCGGGTACTCCGGGGCCAAGCCCAGGCGAGACCAGCCTAAATCTTGGACGGAACGTGAATACGAACCGAACGTGAATACCGCCGAAGGTCGGGAGGGATGGACTGGTGTCTATCGGTCGCCCAACTGCCCCTAGGCCTTGCTAAAGACGTCGCTCCCTATGGCCTCCACCCTCCCCGGTGCGAGGAGATCGCGGGCACATGAACCGAAGCGTGAAAGCATCGTCCGAAGCCGTCAGTCGGCGTGGTCACCAAGGGCTTGATCTCGGTCGCCTGAGGTGCCACGTCGGTTGGCACTTTACGCTTGAGGGGCGTATGCGAAAGCAAACGGCCACTAGGCTGTGGATCCGCTGCCTTAGGCATGGGTGAAGCAGACTGAGGGCTTCCTCGTGACTGTCGACAGGTCTCCACTACACGGGTCGGGTCGTGCCTGGTGCAGGCTCGGCCCACCCTCGTATCCACTACACGGGTCTCCACTACAGCGGGTGTCCCCTACACCGAGGTCTCCACTACAGCCGGTATCGACTACAGGCGACCTCGACGCATGGCGAGTGGCCGACCAGTGTGGTCATCGAGTCCACGAGCCCTGGCTGTCGCCTGGGGGCTACGTCGCATCTGAACGACACTAAAGTCGGTGCCGGCCGGCTAGCACGCTGCGACAAATCGCAAACCGATGCAAGTGCTTTACCTTCGCTCAGCCCAATCAGTAACGGCAACAGTTGCCGTTGCCATTCGGTCTACGGGAGGGCGCCCGCGCCTAAAGCAATCGATGCATCGAGTCAAGCAAAAACGCACATTTTTAGATGCAAAGCTGTGGAAAAGCGGTCGATCGATGTAAACCCCGTTTTTAGCCGGCTACAGCGCGATCGAGCGATTTGGGCGTACTGGTACCGAAAATCAAAAGTTGCCGATTTCGCACTTTTTCGAGTTGTCGGGGTTGCACAACTTTAGCGGATGCATTAGGCGCGCCGAAACGTACCCTGCTAAAAATAGTTCGCCTTCGATGCATTATTTTGTTGCATCTAGATACAGGTGCTTTAGGGTGTAGCTAACAACAACGGAGCTACCCCATGTCGGAAGTCCACATCCTTACCATTACCGCCGATCACGATTTCGATGCCGTTCGCACGGTGCGCGCATTTGCCGATCGGCAAGCTGCGGAAGCGTGGGCCGCCAAGTGGATCGAAAGCGAAGTGGCTTTCCAAGACAGCATCGACCCCGCTTTCGGTGCGCACGCATTCACCGCAACGATCAACACCCTCCCCGTTCAATAACACCCCCTCCACAGGAGCTACCCCCATGCACAACCCCATCGAAGCGCTTGCTGCCCACATGGCCGCCCAACCCTATTACACCCTCACCCATGACATGGATGCGTTGTATTGCATAACCGTTACCGCATACAGTGCCAGCCAGCTGGAGCTGTGGCAAGCTACCATCCCGGCCGACGAAGCGGTTGCACTGGTGGCCGATGCGCGCGCACTTTTTGACGGGGAGGGGTTGCTTTGCAGCGCCGACTACTTTGAGGGGTTGCTCCAGCGTCTTACAACTGAGTGGATTGCAATGTGCAACCCCATGCCCCCGCACCCCGTTTGCAGCCGCCAGCAGGCTGTGGATTTGCTTGCCGCCCACGTCGGCAAGCGACCCGTTACCCTGTCGATCGACGGCATTGAATGGTCCGTCGCCTAAACAACACACTATCGACCTGAGTTGACGCGAATCCCGATCGGCGAAAGCCGGTCGGGTGATCGTCATGTGTAGATCGCTCGGGGCCGCATCTACACCTGACCGACCCTCGCCACTTAAATCAAGTTTACATCTGTTTAGTGCCATTACACTTTCCCCGCCCTCCCCTTGCGTCTGTAATGGAGGTGTCCTAGGGTCAGTTCATTCACGCTTCAATTACCCGGATTTTCGGACCGTCCTCTCGACTAGGCCCCATCCCTGCGATTTGTGGTCATCTGATTAAATAGGTCGGGGGAGGGGCTCGGTTGAAAATAGCCGGCCGGTGACTTTATTCGCTTTACATCCGTTTATGCCAGCCGTAGGGTAGGCGCAAGTTCAACAGGAGGCACCAATGAACCAGGAAAGACGTAAGGACATCGACAAAGCCATCTCGGCGGTCGAGGTGTGGGGTGAGCTGCAGAAGGCATTCGCTGACAAAGCGGCTACGCTCCGCCGGGAGTTCGAGGATCTGCACGAGAAGGCGCAGGAACTCCGCGGCAAGATCGAAGACATCCAGTCTGAAGAGCAGGCGGGGTTCGACAACCTCAACGAAGGGCTCCAGCAGGCCGAGAACGGTCAGCGGGTGGAGGAGGCGATCAACCATCTGGAGGAGGCGCTTCAGCATATCGACGGGTACGAGGAGCTGGCGGACGACTTTCTGCCGACGCTGGACGTCGAAGAGCTGGTCGGCTTTCTCGACAACGCGAAGGCAGTCTGATGGCAGATTCCCTTCCCGCTACGCTGCCGAAGGTTTACTGGCTGAGCGAGGTGCCCGCGGGGTGCCAACTCAGCGGAAAGCCCTTCAACGGGGTGATGTACGACGCAAATCTGCCCGGCATCGGCTGGGGTCTGTGGTGCTACGAGGCATTCGAATACCACGGGGGCAAGCTGGGCACCGGTTTCGGACAGAAATACCGCCGTCAAGATGACGGTCGTTGGCTAAAGGTGGCAGGATGATACACATTTTCAGAAAAGTTCTCGGCAGCGCCTTCAAGCGCTTGATGTGCCGGCACTACTGGGTCTATTCGCGCAGTCGGGGGCGGCTCTACTGCCTAAACTGCAAAGCCACGCGGCGGGTGCCGTGACCCCCGACGAACTCTCCGCTGGTATAGAGGGCCCTCCGGGATACGAAGGGCCAGCCGGACTCTCGCTCTCGCCCGAGGTCTACGAAGAGTGCCTCGCCATGCTTCGTCAAGCTCGCATCGAGGACGACGAACGCCGGGCTAACGTCTGGTGGAGGCGTCTCGGTCGCAAGCTGCGCTCGATGACCAAATCCGTCATGCCAAGATGGGTGAAGTCGCCCGCCCTACCGATACAGGGAGGGAAGCATGACCACCCCTGACATAGCCTGTCCTTTCGAGGAAGAAGGTTTCAGTGCTTACGTTAACGACTGGTGCCGTGAAGACTGTCCCTACGAAGAAGGAACAGACGGCCAAGCTGGTTGGCTCAAAGGCTACGACCATGCTTACACGGACCATATGAAGCAGTAGGGTGTAACAGACTAATCGAGTTTTAACTTGACAATCTTAACTTGACAATCGCGCAGATCCGTGTGTAAGCAGGGCCTCGGCATAACTGGGGAACCCCATGCCTGTCATAAATCCTATCCTAATCGGGTTTGACTGGTCCCAAGCCTTCGATCTTCCTGCTGGGACAATGCAGGTTGGCGATACTGTCCGCGCCGATTTTAGATATGCGGTAACGGATGAAGAGCCCGCTGCTTCTATCGTAAGTGGGGCGGGCGTTGCTATATCAGGTGATCGGATTACGCTAAGCCTCACTGAAGTGCAAACGCGCACGTTGAAAGTCCGCGATATCCTAACCAGTTTAGTGATCGTGCGAGGTCCGGCTGAGATTGCAATCGGGCAGATAATCACTATTCCGATTGCTCTGCTACCGACAAGGAGCATCGTGTGACTGCTATTGTCATAACGCCAGTTCCTGCTGAGCCGATTGAACTTGACGGTGTTGCTGGGGTACCCGGTCCTCCAGGATATTCAGCTTACGAGATCGCTGTCGCTAACGGGTTTGTGGGTACCCAAGCCCAATGGTTGGCCTCTCTTGACGGTCCACAAGGCGCGCCAGGTCCCGCTGGCGCGCAAGGGCCCACAGGTCCAGCTGGGGCAACCGGCCCCGCTGGCGCAACGGGTCCGCAAGGGCTCCAAGGGGCTACTGGCAACGCGGGACCAGCGGGGGCGACCGGAGCGGCAGGCCCTCAGGGTGACACGGGGCCAGCTGGGCCGGCCGGAGCAACGGGTCCGCAAGGCGTTAAGGGTGATACAGGGGACACGGGACCGACTGGACCGACTGGGCCTCAGGGTAATATTGGGCCAGCGGGTGCAACCGGAGCGACGGGTCCAGCCGGACCTAAAGGCGACACCGGCGACACGGGACCGCAAGGCATCCAAGGGGCGACGGGAGACACCGGACCGGCTGGCCCTACAGGACCTCAAGGTGCAACCGGCGCGACTGGGCCAGCAGGATCGACCGGGCCGGCTGGCGCGACGGGTCCAGCCGGACCTAAAGGCGACACCGGCGACACGGGACCGCAAGGCATCCAAGGGGCCACCGGCCCTCAAGGCGCCACCGGCCCTCAAGGCCCTATCGGTCCACAAGGCCCCGCTGGTCCGTCAGGCGGCGGCGGGGGCATCTATGTTCAGCAGACCAGGCCGACAGACCCCGGCCCCTGGCACTGGTGGGTCACGGACGCGGGCGGCGTCATCATTAATTTAATCGTCAACGACGGGACCTGACATGTCGGACCAACAACCCTTCGCCGGGCTGGCGCAAAACGCAGACGTGACCGGGCTTCTTCAGGAGCTTGCGGTCCGGCTTTCGGATATCGCCGACAGTCTAGGCATCCTTTCCCCGGACGTCGCCGGTCGTCTGCGGGTCACGGCCGAGGTCGTGGCCAACATCGCCACCATCACGACGGTGACCACGGTCGGCACGGTTACCAACCAATCTCAAATCGGCGGCCTCGCCGCCAACCAGCAAATCGTCGCCCTGACCCAGATGGCTGAGGCCAGCCTGCGCCGAAACATCGTGATCAGCTAAGGACCGAAAACTATGCCCGTCGCCAATTTCAACCGCAAAATTCTCGACCAAAAACGCTGGACGATGATGAGCGCCCCAGCGCCCGTTGCCTCGGCAGCCGGAGCTTTTGTGATATCATCCCGCCTCTCGCAACAGCGGCAGATGTATGTTACCAGCAACACGGTTCAGTATCTGTACTACCCCGCTGAAGACGGCTACATTCAGATCCCGTCCGCTGCACTGGCCGGCACGTTCGGAGCCGGGGCCTGCGGAACCAGCGCCGCCATCGGGCCGAGCGGCACGGCCACCGGCGGCAGCACGACGGCGCTGAACACCAACCTGACCCTGGCTCGCTCGCTCGCCGGTTATCAGATTGAGATCACGGGCGGGCCGGGCGCGGGCGACGTGCGAACCATCGCCTTCAACACGGTCGGTGCCAACGGCGTCGTGACGCCAACGGTCCCCTTCTCGGCCGCGATCACGGCATCTTCAACCTATCGACTGATCACCCCGCGCTACTATGTGCTGGGAGCGGGAACGCTCGCGGCTGGTTCGTTCAGGGTCTATGACTTTGCGACGAACGCGTGGACCACGCTGTCGATCACAGGCCTGCCGGGGACTTGGGGCACCGATGGCCGGATGGTGGCGACGCCCAGCTATGCTGACAACGGACTTGAGGTCAACTTTGCCACCGGCACGGCCACCGGCGGCACATCAACCACGCTCAGCAACTCTGCGAAAGCCTGGGCCACGAACCAGTGGGCCAACTCTCAGGTCAAGATCGTCGCCGGCACCGGCATCGGCCAAATCCGCACCATCGCCAGCAACACCGGCCAGGCTCTGACCGTCTCGACGGCGTGGGCGACGACCCCCGACGCGACCAGCCAGTATCATATCGAGGGCAACGACGACTTCATCTATCTGATGGGGAACAACGCGGTCACGCTGTATCGGTATTCGATCAGCGCGAACACCTGGACGACGCTTTCTCCTACGGCGGCCCGTGCGGCTGCACCGGGCGTCGGAGCGAGCGGAAGCTGGGTCTATAATGTGCCCTCTGCCCGCGACTCTCGCTGGACCGATGAGAATAACATCATCAATGGCCGCCGCATCTATTCATTCCGGGGTGCGGCCGGTACGGCGCTGGATTATTACGACATTGCCGCAAACACTTGGGTCTCCGCCGTTCCATACGCCCCGGCTACCGAGACCTTCACGACCGGGACGAAGTGGGTTTATGCGGACGGCTATCTTTACATCACCAAGGAAGCGACGGGTCGCTGGTTCCGTTATGATTTTGCAGAGCAGTCAATGGTCGGCTGGTCCGTCAACGTCTATCCCTCCGGCGCGGCGATCCTCGGCGACACAGCGTTTGACACTGTGGAGCCTGAAACTGGGGTCCGGTTCATTCAGTACATCCTGAATACTTCTGCTGTCGTCATGCGCTGCATGATTGTGTGAGGTGGAGCGATGGAACCAATCCACGTTGTAGAAATCTTGCCTGGTAGCTTTGCGATGGTTGGAATGGGTCAGTACCAACCTCACGATCCTGAACTGCCGGGTTTTGTATCGATGGGTCTTGCGCGAGCCGAAGCGGTGGCGGCGGATATGCGACGCGCCCTTGACGAGCTTTTTTGGCAAGTTGAGTAAAAGAACTGCTTGACTCTTCGTTTGTTCAGCCCATTATAGGGATGTTCAACGGAGGTAAATATGAAAACGATGTCAGTCGGCGGCGGTGCGGCGCGCGAGTGTCCTGCGGCCAAAGAACCTTTCCGGACTTCGGCGCACGGGGGCTCGGACCGAGTTTTTGACAATCGTGGGTCGATTGTCAAGAGCAGAACGCACGATGGGGGCTACGGTGCTCGGACGGTGAACCGGTTTGAGGCTGTTCCGGTGCGCGAGCACGGCGGGTTCCAGTGGACAGGGTCCGCCTTCCCGCTGCGCATCCCGACGACCTGGAAGGTTGCTGCCCGGAAGCTCGGCGTGAAGCTGTTCAACGCGCTTTCCTACGTCAGACTTGGCGATGTCCTGGCCCTTGTGGTCATCGCTTTCGTTGTCGGGGTGGCCTGGTACTCTCTTGGCGGGTTTGCAGGATGATCGTTGCTCGGAAAGGTCGCGTCACATATCTTGAAACAGGCCCGTGGCCTTTTTACGTCGGGGTAACGATGTGCTCAAAGGTGTTCAAGAAGGAACTTGACCGCTTGGGCGTGAAGGGTGACTACAAGCTACTCTGCACGCCATGGGCGGATGCTACGACGCATCACTTCGAAGACAAGTCCGGTAAGCTCTGCGTGATCATCGGCCTTCGCCACCCGTCAGAAAAGGGTGTGAGTGATGCCCAGTACGCCGCTCTCGTGGCGCACGAGTCACTTCACGCGGTCCAGGTGCTGCGCAACCGAATCAACGACGGGGACTGCCTCGGTATGGAGGCTGAGGCTTATCTACTCCAGTCGATTGTTCAATCGTGCCTTGAGATAGCATGGAGGAGGGACGATGCTGTTCCAGCCACACCTCACGCCGGTTGAAATGCTCAAGCGGGGCGTCTTCGGCAAGAACTACTTCGCTTGCGCGACCGCTGAGGACATTCGCGGGATGTCGCCCGAGGTTATGGGCTGTTCGCTTGACGAACGACACCCCTTCGACAAGCGTTGGAACGACTACGGCGTCAAGGCGGGAGAGTCTTACGAGAACTGGCTGGCCAACGGATGGATCTTTCCGGAGGACCCGCTCGGGTGGTTCCACTGGTACTGCCGTTACCACAACGGTCGGCGCCACCTTCGGGATGATCACCAGATCCGTCGCTGGCAGCGGTACGGCATCCGGTGGGGCCGGTTCGCTCGCACTCAGCTGATCACAAAAGGTGACGCGTCTCCAGTCGTGAAACAGGGTCTTCTCCAGTGGGGTTACGACCCGATGAAAGTTCTCCACGACCGGGACGGCGTTTAGAGGGTTGCGATACGAAGCTGCTCCGTGTAGGGGTAACGTCTGTTTAACGGGGTGAACATGGCGATCAACATCAGAGCGAAGGGGGCGGAGGGCGAGCGCGAGGTCGTTAAGATCCTCAGCGCCATTATCATCCAGGTGATGCGCGATCTGAACTACCCGCCCGATGAGATTATCGCTGCCGAGAAGTCGGTTCAGCGCAACCAGAACCAGACCGCTGTCGGCGGGAACGACTTGAACAACACCTTCGGGATGTCGTTTGAGGTGAAGCGCCAGGAGCAGCTGGCCATCAATACATGGTGGGAGCAGTGCTGCATCGCTGCGGCCAGGAACAACGAGCTTCCTGTCCTCATCTGGCGCCAGAACCAGAAGAAGTGGCAAGTTCGCACCTACGTCTGGTTGACGGTGCCGAAAGGCGATGCGTGGGGCCACAAGCGCATCGTGGCAACCTTCGACATCGACACCTTCAAGGAGTGGTTCGCGGAATGGGTCCGCGGGAAACTCGAAGCCGGTCACACAGTGATCACATAAGAGGAGACTGAGCTATGGTACGCAACGCAGGCGAGTTGATCGATTGCATCAAACAGACCGTTCTTAACTTCGGCGCCGGCCCGAAGACGAAGGTCACGGTTCGCATCGGTGATTTCGGCCCCGAGCACGATGTCGAGCACATCAAGGTACGCGCTGGTCGCGATGGGCCCGAGGTCGTCATCCAGGCCGCGAAGGTGCCGAACCTTCAATGAGGACCGGAAGGTTGCTGGTCGAGGCAAGCGGGCTGGGAGCGCGCGTCAAGCGCCTTGCTGATGAATCCGGTGTCAAGATGAAAGTCTGGTTAGACGCTCTTCCCACACTTGATAGGCGAGCCATTGCGGCTGCCAGGCTTGACTACGAGGAAACGATAGCCATGTGGATGGACGCCCACGAGAGGCTTTCTGAGATTCTTGTTGAGCTTGTTGCTCGCGGCGCAAAATAGTTCCGACGCGACGCATTTAGAACTTGCACTCCCTATAGGTCCGCCCTATTAAGAGTGACCGAAACGGGAGAACGACCATGAGCACCCTGAACATCAACGTCGCTGGAATCACGCCGCACAATCCGCCGGTTGACATCGAGGACCAGCCCAAGTCGACGGGCCGCGTGTGGTCACCCTACCAGCAAGCCATCTTCGCGCACATCGAGGACCCGAACGGTGGGAACGCCATCGTGGAGGCTGTCGCGGGGTCCGGGAAGTCCACGACCATCAAGGAGGGGCTGAAGTACGCTCGCGGGTCGACTATCTTTCTGGCGTTCAACAAGGCGATTGCTGACGAGCTGAAGAAGGCTGGCGTCAACGCCCGCACCTTCCACTCGCTGGTCTTCGGGCCCGTGATGCGCGCTCGCCGCCAGCAGAACCCGGAGATGAACAAGCTCCGCATCTTGTGCCAGGCCAACTTGACCAAGTACGAGTTCGAGCTCTACGCCACTTTCATGCAGAAGCTGGTGGGCTTGGCCCGCGGGATGGGGATCGGCTGCCTTCTGCCAAACGTCCGCGGCGAATGGTTCAAGATTGTTGACCATCATCAGCTGGAGCCCGAGCACGCTGATGCGGACCTCAGCCGGGCCGTGGACCTGTCCATGGAGCTGTTGGACTGGTCATGCGCAGACCAGCGCGTCGACTTCGACGACATGCTGTACTTCGCTGTCAAGGACAAGCTCGCCCTGCAGACGTACGATTTCGTCTTCGTGGACGAGGCCCAGGATACGAACCCGATCCAGCGCGCCCTCCTTCGGAAGATCATGCACAATCGTTCGCGGCTGGTAGCGGTCGGCGACCCTGCCCAAGCCATCTACGGCTTCCGCGGTGCCGACAGTGAGTCGATGGGAATGATCGCTCGCGAGTTCAACTGCAAGACGCTCCCGCTGAGCATCAGCTACCGCTGCCCGACTGCTGTGGTCAAGTACGCCCGCCAGTGGGTTAACCATATCGAAGCCGCTCCGGGCGCCAAGGAAGGTCTGGTCGGGCACTTGGGCACGAAGTGGGAACCGTCGTTCTTCCGGGCGGGCGACCTCATGGTCTCGCGTAAGACTGCGCCCCTAATCACCACGGCGTTCAAGTTCATTCGCGCCGGCGTGCCTGTCGTCGTTATGGGCCGCGAGATCGGACAGGGGCTGAAGGCGCTTATCAAGAAAATGAAGGTCAGCGACATCGACCTTCTGTCCGCTCGCCTTGACGAGTACCGGGCTCGTGAGGTTAAGCTGGCGCTCGCCAAGATGGATGAGCAGAAGGCTGAGGCGATCACCGACCGGGTTGAGTGCATCCAGTTCATGATCGATAGTCTCGCTGAAGGGTACCGAACCATCCCTGAGCTTGAAACTGCTATCGACTACCTGTTCGCCGATAAGGGTCAGGCGGTCATCTTCGCTACCATCCACAAGTCAAAGGGGCTGGAGGCCCCGCGTGTCTTCTGGTTAGGCCGCGCCGAGTGTCCCGCCAAGTGGGCTCGCATGGATTGGCAGCGCCAGCAAGAGATCAATCTCTGCTACGTGGCAACGACCCGGGCGATGGAAGAGCTTTACACCCTGGAACTCCCGTAGGGGGCGGCTACAGCCGGGGATCGCTGGTAGGGGGCCGCAACACCCCCGGCAAGGGTTAAGGGGCCCCCAGTGCGGCCCCGCGCGGCCCAGCGCGGCTCGTTGCGCAGCGCCCCGTCCTTGTGTTACCCCTACCGCTGCTATCGTAGTCCATGCGGGACGGTACGCTCACCTTTTTCACGGAAGAGCTTATGACCCTACATCAGGACGCCCGGAAACTGAACTGGTCCATGATTGGCGTGATCGTCGTGCTGGCCCTTAATACCGCAACGATGTTTTTCTGGACAGGTGGTCTGAGCCAGCGGGTGACAAACCTGGAGCGCCTTGTTGCTCCGCTTGCCGATGGTACTCTTGCCAGGCTAGACGAGCGAACAAAAGCGATGAAGGAACAGCTCGACCGGATTGAAAGCGATGAGGGTAAATGATAGAAATGCCCAAACGCAACTATGAGACTTTGGACGCACTGGTCGTCATGTCTTCTGTCTTCATTGTTGGCGGAGGAGTTGCGGGTCTTATGTTTCTGAAAGTTCCGAGCGAGAACCTTGCCGTTGTTGCGGGTCTTCTCGGTACTATGTTAGGAACTATCATCGGCGGCTATGCAGGCTTCAGGTGGGGCGCCTCAACAAAGGACTTGCCCCAGCCCGCCGCAAGACCTCCTCTGGTCTTCACCCCACCGGCTGAGGAAACACGCTGATGTCAAAAGCCCTGTTCGATGCTGTTCGCCAGATTAAGCGCGGGGCTTTGACAAAAGCAGATGTCGACCTGATCAACGCCGCACTGGTCCCGATTCAAGCTGACGATACCGGGGGCCGGATCGACCCGGGCCGGTTCGCTGCGTGGGCTCCAAAGGCTATCCCACACACGCTCCACGCTCTGCAATCCGCGGCGAACGCGCACGGGTTCTCCGGCGTCGTTCTCGCCCACTGGCTCGGCCAGATGTATGTCGAAAGCGCAGGCTTCTCCATCATGTCGGAGAGCCTGAACTACTCGGTCGAGGGGCTCCTCAAGACGTTCGGTCGGCACCGGATCAGCGAGGCGGACGCGCGCAAGTTCGGACGGACCGCGACCCAGCCGGCGAATCAGGAAGCCTTGGCGAATATCCTCTACGGCGGCGTCTGGGGCGCCGCGAACCTGGGCAACACCCAGCCGGGCGACGGTTGGCGGTTCCGCGGCTCCGGCTACAAGCAGATCACGGGCCGGGCTAATACTATCGCCAGCGGGTTCTCGCCGGAAGAGCTGCGAAGCGACCCCGTCAAATCCGCCAAAGCGGCGGCGGAGTTCTTCATCCGTGCCGGATGCGTCACGGCGGCCCAAAAGGACAGCGTCGAAGCCGTCACCCGCAAAGTGAACGGGGGCGTCAATGGTCTCGATGATCGAATTGTCCGCACGGGACAAGCCAAGGCCGTAATCCTTTGATCGGCGCCATTGCTTTTGCGATTTACGAAGGAGCGTGATTATGTTCTCGGTGTTCATGGCGGTCTGGAATCTTGCGCGCAACTTGAGGCCGAGAGGCTGGCTTGTGGTCGCTCTCCTTGCAATGGTGCTCCTGTTCCTGGGGACATGTACGGTCCAGAAAATCACCAGTCATTTTGAGCGCAACGACGCGGTCAAATCGGAGAACGCAGATCGAGGTTTGCGCGAAGCGTTGTCCAATGACCGGCAACAAACAGAGTTGGCCATCATTCAAAAGGAAAGTGAACTCAATGAAGCGCTGGATAACCTGCCTGATGACACTCCTTCTTCTCGGAGGCTTGCTCGTGCTTGCCTCGAGCTGCGCAACGACGGATACGTCGAACTTCCCGCCGCTTGCCGACCTGAAACGAACGGAACGACCTCGCGTTGATCCAGCCCTGATTGAAAGCGAGGCCCATCTGGACGATGTTCAGACAAGACGGGACTCGCGAGCTGAGAGATACGACGGTCAGCTGGACCGGTTGTGCCGCTTCTTCCAGGGCAAGGGGATGGAAATCGATTGCACCCCGGAACCCGACCCCGCCAATCCAGAGAAACCTCGATAACAGCCGATTTCCAATATCGGTTGCGCATTGAGAAAGGCTGTCGCTATACTCCGCGACAAGGACCAGCCTATTTCACCCACTGAGAGAGCAGATGGCACTCGACAGAATCCAGTTGGAGGAAGAACTCAACCTCGAGCAGCGCCAGCTTCGCGATATGTTCGTGGCCGAGTATCTGAAGGATTTTGATCCTCACGCTGCCTGTCTGCGCGTGGGCTTTCTGAGTGCGTTCGCTGTCCAGTACGCTCAGCAGTTCATGAGCGAAGGTTATGTCCAGCGCCAGATCACTGCTCTAACCCGACAGGCGCCTGCGTCGGCAGCTGAGCAGGAAGCTACCGACCGGGCGCTGCTTGAGAACAGCTACCGTGAGGCCATGCAGCGCGGGCCATACGCTTCGCGCGTAGCCGCTGGTCGCGCCTTCGCTGAGCTTAAGGGCTGGAACCGTCCCGAGGGCGGTGCTGGGGCTGAGGACGCAATCATCGAGGCTCTGCGCGACTTCGCCAAGACCGCTCCTGCATGACGGATATCAAGCTACAGCGGCAGCTCGCTCGCTGGTACCCTCTCATTGACCACGATGTCCAGCTTCGGCTTATTGGGGCGGTCGACAACGGTGTCCGGTTTCCCGTTGTCCCCGCTGGGCGCCGCTCAGGGAAGACTGAGCGTGCGAAACGCTTTATCTCTAGGCAGGCAATGTATCTAGCGGGCGAGAAGTACTTCGCCGCTGCGCCGACCTACAATCAGGCGAAGAAGATCTGGTGGGACGACCTCAAGGCTTTGACGCTTTCGTCGACACACCCTCGCAAGCCAAGCGAGTCTGAACTAAAGATCTTCCTTCCGAACGAGACCGAGATTCATATCATCGGGCTGGACCAGCCGCAGCGGATCGAAGGTATCAACTGGACTGGCGGCGTCGTGGACGAGATTGCGGACGTCAAGGCGGAAGCCCTTCAGGCCAACATCATGCCCGCACTGAACACAGTGAACCCGACCCGTCCGAACTACCGGGCGTGGTGCTGGTTCATCGGGGTGCCGGACGGCCTCAACCATTACTACGACATGGCTGAATACGCCAGGACCAGTGGGGACCCGGACTGGGAACTGTTCCACTGGACGTCCGAAGAGATTCTGCCGGCCGACATCATTGAGTCCGCCAAGCGGACCATGTCGAAGAAGCAGTACAATCAGGAATACCGGGCCAGCTTCGAAACGGCCAGTGGTCGTATCTATGAAGAGTACTCGCCGCGGAACTATACGGAAGCGACCATCCTGGAGCACGAGGCGCTCCACTGGATGCACGACCAGAACTACACGCCCCTGAGCTCTGCGATCGCGGTCATTCGCGATGAGATCCCCTACCTTGTTGACGAGATCGTTCTTGAGAGCGCTATCAGCAGGCAGTCGGCCGAGGAGTTCGTCGAGCGGTACAAGGACCACAAGAACAAGACTGTCTTCATCTACGGGGACCCTTCCGGTAGGCAGGGTGAGAAGCACGGTCACCGTTCGGACTACACCGACATCGAGGACGTGCTGCGGCGCGAGAAATGGAAGTTCGAGCGCAGGGTTAAGCCCGCCCACCCCGCGATCAAGGATCGCCAGAACGCTGTTCGGGCGAAGATCTGTAGCGCGAACGATAAGGTCACCCTGTTCGTTAATCCAAAGACGGCCCCATGGTGCCACAAAGGCTTGGCGACCGTCCAGCTCCAGGAAGGTTCAACTTTCCAGGAAGACCAGAAGAACCAGTATCAGCACATCACGACGGCGATCGGCTACTTTGTGGATTTCCACTGGCCCGCTGGACGGTCGCTGCTGAAGAGTGCTAGGGTCACCGGCAATCACTAATTGGGATATAATCCAATGGCGCTGAAATCAGTTCACCCGCTGTATGCCGCCCGCCAGCCCGAGTGGGTTGAGATGCGCGATTTGTACGCGGGCGAGACGCGCGTCAAAGACAAGGGGGAAGAATACCTTCCCGCAACGAAGGGCATGAAGCTCGACGGTATGCGCCCCACGCAGATCGGGTACGAGGCTTACCAGTCTTATCTCAAGCGCACGGTCTTCCCCGACTACGTGAGGGACGCGGTTGAGGCCTACATCGGCTTCATGCACCAGAAAGCGCCGACGATCGAGCTGCCCGAGCAGATGGAGAAAATGCGCTCGAAGGCAACTGCGCACGGCGAGTCACTGGAGATGCTGCTTCGCCGAATGAACGAGGAGCAGCTTGTCACAGGCCGGGTTGGCCTCCTGCTGGACCTGCCTCAAGCTCAGTTTGCCCAAACGGACACCCTTCCGTACATCGCTCTCTACGCTGCTGAATCGATTCGCAACTGGGACGATGCCAGCATCGACGGTGGCACTTCGAAACTGAACTTAGTGGTCCTGGACGAGTCCGGCTACAGGCGTGGAGGTGACAACTTCGAATGGGACGAGATTACGAAGTTTCGGGTGCTTCAGCTTGGCGACCTTGTTGAGAACGAAAGCCCGAACGTCACGGCCAAGTACTTCAACGGGGCGTTTGAGAGCCGTGGGCATGGTGGGGATCCCACATACGTTCCTTCGGACATGGTTATGCCTGTCTATCGTGGCACTCCGCTGGAAGAGATTCCCTTCGTTTTCGTTAACACGAAAGACGTCGTTCCCGCTCCCGACATCCCGCCGCTGCTGGGCTTGGCGCGAATCGCGCTCGCCATTTACAGGGGGGAAGCGGACTACCGCCAGAACCTCTTCATGCAAGGCCAGGACACGTTTGTCACTATTGGCGATTTCCAGCGCAAGGCAAACGTCGACCTCAACGAAATCAAGACCCCTGACGCCGAAGCCGACGGTCTGCGCACTGGGGCGGGCTCGCGCATTGCTATGGAGCTTGGCGGGGACGCCAAGTACGTCGGCGTCAACGGTGAGGGGTTAACCGAGCAACGTGAGTCGCTTCAGAACGATCGCAAGCGCGCGGAGTCGCGGTCCGGGCAGCTGATCGACGCTCGCAAGAGCGGGGACACGGAGAGCGGCGAAGCCCTCAAGACGCGGGTTGCTGCGCAGACCGCTACCCTGAATCAAATTGCTAAGACCGGGGCCGCAGGTCTCGAACTGATCCTGAAAGCTGCTGCTCGCTGGATGGGGGCGGACGAGAGCAAGGTCAAGGTCACGCCGAACCTCGAGTTTGCGGACTTCGAGATCAGCGGCAAGAACCTGGACGATATCATGGTTGCTCGCTCGAAGGGCGCTCCGATCAGCCTGCGCTCCATCCACGACATGATGTCGGACAAGGGTCTCACGAAGATGGACTACGAGACCGAGCGCCAGATGATCGAGCAGGAGGACAAGGACCTCGCGAAGCGCGGCATCGTTCAATGGGCTGGCGCCGAGGAGGCACCGCAAGTCCCCGCGCCCCCGCAAACAACCCCGGCTCAGACGTGACGAGTCGATATGAACTTCTGACCATGTGGTCAGTTGAGGCCGCGTGATGCGGCAGGAGAAGAAAAATGGCTCTAAAAGCAATCGTTGACAGCCTGGACGACATTCCAGCCGACATCCATGGTGAGTATGTTGAGCGGAACGGCAAGTTTGAGCTTCAGGTCGAAGGAATGAAGACCGAGGCGGATGTTGCCCGCGTCCAGACTGCTCTGACCAAGGAGCGAACTGACCACGGGGCGCTCAAGCAGCGTGTCGGACTGCTGGGTGATCGCAAGATCGAGGACGTGGTCCCGCTGCTTGACCGGATCCCCGAACTGGAAGCAGCCGCTGCGGGCAAAATCGATGACGTCGCAATCGAGCGCATTGTGGAAAGCCGCTTGAACACAAAACTGGCTCCGATTGTCCGTGAGCGCGACCAGCTGAAAACACAACTGACGGAAGCGCAAGGAACCATCCTGGACTTCACCGGCAAAGAGCGGACCCGCACCATCCATGATCAGGTGCGCCAAGCTGCTGCCCGTGCCAAGCTGCTGCCTGAGGCAATCGATGATGCGTTGGCGCTTGCCGATCGCACTTTTGAGATCGAGGACGGCACCGACAAGGTCGTCACGAAAGACAAGGTTGGCGTCACTCCCGGCCTGGAACCTTCTGCGTGGCTGACAGATCTGATGGACAAGAAGCCCCATTGGTGGGGCCCGACCCTTGGCGGCGGCGCTGACGGACATCGTGGAGGAGGCTCCGATAGCCGCGCCAATCCATTCACCGCTGAAAACTGGAACCTTACGGAGCAAGGCAGCCTTTATAAAACCAACCCCGCCAAGGCCACACAGCTTGCCCAAGCGGCCGGCACAACTGTTGGCGGTCCGAAGCCGGCACCCCGGAAATAGGGGTTGCTGACCTCAGCGGCTCATGTTACCTATCGCACTCAAGGTGGCATGAGCCGCTTTCTACCGCAGATCTTCTCCGGGCCATGGGGCGGACAGGAACTGGCAACTCTTTCTTGAAACCCATCATTGGAGGTTAGCCCCATGGCTGCCGGAGTCACCCGCCTTTCGGACGTTATCGTCCCCGAAATCTTTTCGCCCAACGCCCAGCAACTGACGCAAGAGAAGAGCCGCTTGGTTCGCTCGGGCGCTCTGTCGATGGACGCAACTCTTTCTGCGGCCCTCAACGGCGGTGGTCTGACGTTCAACGAGCCGTCCTACAAGGACCTCGACAACGATGCCGAAAACGTGTCAACCGACGATCCTGGCGTCAACAGCACGCCCAACAAGATCGGCATGGCCACGGAAATCCAGGTCCGTATGTCGCGGAACAACTCCTGGAGCTCCATGGACCTGACCTCGGATTTGTCCGGCTCAGACCCGATGAGCGCTATTGCCAACCGCGTGTCCGACTACTGGGTACGTCGCCAGCAAGCGGCCTTCGTCGCTGTGATGAACGGTGTGTTTGCTGACAACGCTGCGGCGCCGACGGGTACCGACACTCACACCCAGAACGACATGACCTACAACGTGTCGACTCTGAACGGCGGTGTTTACGCTGCCGGCGTCACCGACTTCTCTGCCGAGGCGTTTATCAACGCAACGGCCACCATGGGCGACTCCATGCAAGAGTTGACGATGGTGATGATGCACTCGGTTGTCTACGCCAAGGCGCTGACGAACAACCTGATCGACTTCGTTTCGGATTCGACGAACCAAGCCGCGGTGAGCATTCCGACCTTCCTGGGCCGCGAAGTCATCGTGGATGATGGTGTTCCCCAAGCGGCTGGCGTGTTTGACACGTGGCTGTTCGGTCAAGGTGCAATCCGCGCTGGTGTCGGTCAAGCCAAGGTCCCCACCGAGGTCTTTCGCAGTCCTTCCGCCGGCAACGGCGGGGGCCAGGACACCCTCCACAACCGGGTGGAGTGGACCATCGCTCCGTCGGGTTACGCCTACATCGGCACCCCGGCAAACGGAGGTCCGTCGAACGCTGCAACCACCAACAACCTGGCCAACGCCGGCTCCTGGAGCCGCGTGTTCAGCGAGCGGAAGCAGATCCGTATCGCTCGCCTGGTGACTCGCGAGTTCTAATCGCAGACTGAGAACTGGTCCCCGGGCTTCGGTCCGGGGACTTGAATCCCCACCCGGCCCGAGGGCCAAGGAACAATGTCATGGGCAAGGGTCTTCCCCGCTCCACCAGCCGTCAGAACGCTGCCACCAGCCCGATCCAGAAGCAGCTTTTTCGGGTTAACAACCGGGTCCTGGCGGTCGCTAACGGTGCTCCCGGATTTGGCACTGTGGTCATCGGGGATTTCCCCGAAGGCAACATCCTTTTCCTGGGCGCTATCGCCTACCTCCAGTTCAGCACGGCTGACGCCGACGTCACCGCAACCTTCGACGGGGATTACTCCGTCGGAATCACGCCCACCGCTGACAACGTCCTCAGCACCACGGATGCCGACATCATTCCGTCAACTCCTCTTGGGGCAGCTACCGGAAAACTGTCGCCGGTTGTTCGCGGCGCGTCGACCGACGCTTTGGGCGGCGGGATCCTGGACAACACCGATGGCTCACTTGAGCTGAACCTCAACCTGCTGATCGACGATGCGGCCATCAGCGGAGCCGCGGATTTCACCGTCAACGGCTACGTTCAAGCGTCCTTCATTGTCCTTGGCGACGACTAAGGACCAGACCGATGACCGATAAGACCCCCAAGGTTGTTGACGCCCTGCGCAAACTGGACATCTCAAATGACGCTCACTGGACAACTGACAACCTTCCCCGCTTGGAAACTGTCAAGTTCCTCGCAGGGGACCAGACCGTCACCCGCGAGGATGTTACAAACGCGGCCCCGGGTTTCAACCGCCAGGACGTTAGCGCCCTGGAGAGAACCCAAACTGCTATCCTTGCGGAAGCCGAGTCCCAAACCGAAGCCGAAGCCGAGTCCCAAACCGAAGCCGAAGCCGAAGCCGAACTGGAAGTAGAAGCTGGGGTGGAAACGCCTGCCACCGAACTTCCCGTTCAGGAGGGGGATTTTCCCGCCGTGCTTGTTTCGCAAGCCGAACCGGTGCAAGTGGAAGGCAAGCCCGCCCACGACGCCGATGCGATTGCAGAGCTTCAGGCGAGCTTGGAAACGGCGGAAGCCGGCATCGCCAATTTGATGCTGGCCAAAGACGAACTTCTTCGGGAGATCGACTTTGCCAACCGGGCGGCTGACGAACTGCGCGATGCTATCACCACGGCAAGGGGTTCCACAAGCACCACCGATGTGATTCAGCAAGCGCTTGAGTCGCGGAAGCGTCAAGCTGAAGCGCGCGGGGAGGTTCGTGCAGCCCTGACTGCCAGCGGACTGGACATGAAAGCCCTTGCTCGGGCTGCCGCCAAGTCCCCCGTCGATCAAGCGCTGGCGCGCAAGACCGGGCGCGGAAGCGCTCGCCCGGCGCATCGGTAGGCTTGACGCATGTATCCCTCCGCCAGAACACGTCGCTTTCGCAGGAACGTCGCGGGGTTCAAAGCTCTGTTGGCGTCACCCGCGACTGTGGCAACAACTTTGCCGGCGGGAACGAACCTCCTTGTGCGATCGGTGGGGGTCATCGCTCAGGGTGTGGCGCTGGGGACCGTTGGCGGGACTTCTTTCGTTTCGAAAGGGCTAACCGCTGGCGGTCTTCAGCGTCTCGGGTATTTTGAGAGAGGCGCTGCGATCGCCCCTCTAGCGGGTTTAGAGATCATGATCGATATAGGTCTTGGTCGTTACCGGAAAATCGTTGCGGTGAGCTCATGACGTTTCTCGTTAAAGAAAATGTCCTGGATGCCGACGGGAACAGCTATGTATCTCTTGCAGATGCAGACAGTTACTTTGCGGATAGGGTAAACGCGAAGTGGTCCGTTGCTAGCGATTTGGAAAAGAAAGCCGCTTTGATTTCTGCAACCGATTATATCGTCGGGCGCTGGGGTGCTTCTTTTACCGACGCTGTCACTGAGTCCGAGACAATCCCGTTGCAGCTAGAGAAGGCGACTTCCGAGTACGCTGTCAGGGCGCTTGCTGGGCCGCTGATTCCTGATCCCGTAGTTGATAACAACGGGTTTGCCCAAGTTCTGACCCGGAAGAAGACTGGCCCGCTGGAGAAGGAGTTTCAAGTTGTCGGGAACGTGCGGTACCCGACGGTGTATCGCTCTTACCCTTCAGCCGACCTCATGATGGTGCCTATGCTGAAGCTGTCCCAGACGAATAGGGTGTATCGCTGATGGCAGAAAACTACGCCCAAGACGTAATCGACGCAGAAGAGATGATCCGCGAAGCTGGCGAACTTGTGAGCGTAAGCCATACCTCGGCGAGCGTTGCCGACCTCGAGCAGCCCTGGAAAGAGTCGGTTGGGGCGGTTGTGGTATGGGCTGATATTCCCATCTGCTACATCCCGTCCGGATCCAGCGAAGCGCTCATGTATGGTAAAGGAACCGATATTCCAGAAGGTGCGCAGGTCGCCCTTCTTCCGGGAAACATCGCGTTTACGCCCGAGCTTGAGATGGTGGTCGAAAGCGCGTCGCGCGGCAAGCTCAAGATCGATAAGATCATCGACATACTGGCGCCCGGCAGTGTGGTCATCATGTACACCGTGAGGCTCGTTAAGTTGTGAGTACTCGATTCCCCGACGCCGAGAGTGAGATGTTCGCGGTCGTCCATGACTGGGCGAAGAACTACGCTTCCGTGACCCTTGGATACGCGCTGCCGGTGCGGTGGCCGGGGAAGGAAGAGGCTCCGCCGGATGAGACGAAGCACTGGGCAAGGGTATCGACACAGACAGTGATCTCGCGTAAGGTGGGATTCGTTGCTGAAGGAGTCGGTGGTCGAAACCAGAATAAGTTCGAGGTGGCGGGCTTGCTGTTCGTTCAGCTGTTCGCCCCCAAGAAGCCGGGTGCCTATGAGGACTCGAAAACAATCTCAGACGGCCTGGTGTCGCTTCTGAGGAAGTACAGGTCAGCTAACACTCTGACCTTCAAGAACGTCCGTCCCGCGCCTCTCAACCCCGAACCGAAACACTATCGCATCAACGTCGTATCCGAAACCGAATACGAGCAGCTAGACTAGGGAGATCCATCATGCCCGACAGCATTTCCAGCAACCTCTCCGGGCTTTCCATCGCCCAGGAAGCCAGCCCCAAGGTTCTAGGCGCCAACGCCAAGTTCTACGAGGTCGAACCGAACAGCTATGGCGATTTCGGGGCGGACTTCGGTCGCACCGCGCGCCGCCCGATCCGGGCCAACCGCTCGCGCTCCAAGGGGTCCATCACCTCGCTTGACGCCGGTGGCGACTTCAATACCGACGTCTGCGCCGGCGACCAGTTCGCGCGGCACGTCCAGGGCTTCCTCTTCGCTGACGCCCGCGAAAAGCCTCGCAACCAGCCGCTGAACGGTACGGCCTATGCTGTAACGAGCATTGCTGCTGGCAGCGGCGTGTACACCGGCGCAGCCGGCCTGGGGGCGGCATCCGGAATCAAGGCGGGGCACATTGTCCGCATTGCGGGTGCAACGAACCAGCAAAACAACGGTGTCTTCGATGTGTCAGCGACGGCCTCCACCACTGTCACGACCTCCAACAGCGCCTCGGTCGTTGAAGCCTCGCCTCCGGCGGGTCTGACCATCGACGCGGTCGGTGTCAAGTTCGCTTCCGCGGACGTGGTGCTGTCGCTCCCCGCGGGCAGCGGCGTTCTCCGCGCTACTGCAACGGCGGGCGACTTCACGGTGTGGGGGCTGTCGGTTGGCGAATGGGTGTTCGTCGGTGGAGATTCCGCCGGCCTGAACCTTGGCGCCAACACCGGCTACGCCCGCATCAAGTCGATCGCTGCCAAGGTGATGGACTTCGACAAGACGACGTTCGCGGCGGAAGCCAACAACGGCGCCGCCAAGCAGTTCACCCTCTACTTCGGGACGACCGTCCGCAACGAAACGGACGTCAACCTGATCAAGACGCGCTCTTACACGATCCAGCGCACCCTCGGAAACGATGGTAGCGGGGTCCAGTCGGAAGCGCTGAAGGGTTCGTTCGCGTCGGAGCTGGCCTTGCAGTCCCCGCTCGAGGACAAGCTGAACTGCGACCTCACCTACGTCTCCATGGACCACGTCACCCGCACCGGGGCCCAAGGCCTTCTGTCGGCGGACAACGGGGCGACCCTCCTGCCCGCGGCTTCCGGTCTGGCTGCCTACAATACGACCACAGACGTCTATCGTCTGCGGGCCGCCATCCTGGACGCTGCCACGCTGAACCCGACCGCGTTGTTCGGCTATGTCGAAGAATACGACATCAGCATCAACAACAACGTCACTATCAACAAGGCGCAGGGCTCCTTCGGGTTCGGTGGCAATGTTGGCGGGTTCGACGTCACGGGGTCGCTCACTGCCTACTTCGGTTCGGTGGCAGCGGTCGCGGCGATTCGTGCCAACGCAGATGTCACCTTCGACGCCATCTACGCTGCCCGGAACACCGCGTTCATCGTGGACATGCCGCTGCTCTCGTTTGGCGGCGGTCGCCTTGACGTGGAAGCCGACACGCCGGTCAAGCTGCCGGTGGACACCGAAGCGACGGAAGGTGGAAACGGCGGCCACGCGCTCCTGTTGACCTTCCTGGGCTATGTCCCTACTGTGGGAATGCCCGCCTAACGGCGGCAGGGGTCCGGGTCTTCTGGCTCGGACCCCTTTCATTCCACAGAGGAGCTCACCATGAGCCTGCGCAGTACTTTCAAGACCGACTCCGCGCTGGAGACGGATGGCAAACGCTTCGTGATTGGCGTCAACGAGGACGGCAGCGAGCAGTACGTCGTCCTGGCCCGTATGGGCAAAGCCAACAAGGCTTACATCAAGATGGTTGAGAGGCTGACCGCGCCGCACCGGGCCGCGATCGAGAACAACGCGATGCCCGAGAAGCTGTCGACCAAGATCATGCGCGAGGTGTTCGCCAACACCATCGTGAAGGACTGGGGCGGTCTGCCTGAGTCCGAGTGGACCGGCAACGACGCTGACGTCAAGCTGGTCAAGTTCACCCCGGAAAAGGCGATCGCGCTGTTCGAAGCGCTGCCGGATCTGTACGACGACTGGGCCGAGAAGGCTCGCTCGACCTCGAACTTCCGCGCGGAGCAACTCAAGGTCGAATCGGGAAACTGAAAGCCGTCCTCTACTATGCGCAGGAAGTCGAACCGTTCACGAGGAACTTAGTTAAGCAGGCGATCCGGTTCAACGAACCGATACCGGATCGGATCGCCAACAGACCGGAGTTGATATTCGGTCTCGAGCTTTACCTCGTTGCGTGGTTCGATCTCGATTCGGAAAGGGGGATGGGGTTTGGACTAGGCCCGATCCCTCGGTCCGCGATGGTAGCCTACGCACACGAGTACGGCCTATCGTTTGAGCAGAAGGAAGACCTGCTCTACCTAGTCCGCGAAATGGATAACGACTACTTGCGCCGACAGGCCAAGAAGAAACCCTCCAAAGAGAACGCCGGTGGCAAAGCGGACACTTCTAACGCTAGCGAATGAGCTGGACCAGCTTGGCGACAAGATAGCGAAAGACGCGTCGGACCTGTCGGTGACTGTGGCTACCGCTGTGGTCACCGACCTCGCCCTCGTTACTCCCGTCGACACCTCGGAAGCAATCTCGAACTGGATTGTGGCCCTCGGGGCTCCTTCCAGGCAGACTATTGGCCCGCACTTCGCGGGGGACTTTGGCTCCACCTTCGGAGCGTCCTCGTCTCAAACCATATCGGAGGCCAAAGCAGTTCTGAAGGCTAAGGCTCCCGGGCAGGCTATATACATTTCCAACAACCTCACGTATATTGAAGATCTCAACAACGGCAGCTCACGTCAGGCTCCAGCGGGGTTCGTGGAACGCGCAGAACTACTCGGGCGGAAACTAGTCGAGCAGGGGCTTAAATGACCAATCCGATCGACATTGAAGTCAAAGACAGTGTCGATGGCTCCATTGAGACGAAGCTCGCGTCCATCGCCAGGAATGCTCGCGACGGGCATAAGGCGCTCAATGACCTGAAGAAGGCTCTCAGCAGCCTTGACGCTTCGGCGCTTGCTGACCTTCAGCGCGCTTCCGCCACGCACACGAACGCCCTGGCCCGCGAGCTGAACGCTCAGGCCCGGATGACGGCGGCGGTTGACAAGTCCGCGACCGCTGACGCCCGGGCTGCGCTCGCCAAGCAGAAGCTGGCCACCGAGTCGGCGCGCACGGCAGCGGCTGAGTCAAACGCTGCCCGCTCGATGTCGCAATCCGAGGCCGCCGCACTCAGGCTGGCGCAAGCTCAGGCGCGGACTGCGCAAGCGAAGAGCGCCAGCCAGAAAGCGTCCGACGATTTGGCAGCGTCTATGGCGCGCCTGAAGATGTCAGTTGACCCGCTTGCTTCAACTTTAGACCGCCACAACGCTGAGCTGGCCGAAGCGACCCGCTTGTATCAGGCTGGGGGCATGAACGCTGCCACGTTTGCAACTTACGAGACGACTCTTAAGGGGCGGATCGATGCGACCACACAAGCTATCATTGCTCAGAACGCTGCAATGAGCAAAGGTGTCCAGACCGGGAAAGCTATGACGCAAGCGGGTCTGAACCTTTCCCGCCAGTTTGCGGACATCGGCGTGACCGCTGCAATGGGCATGAACCCCCTGATGATCTTGATCCAACAGGGGCCGCAGATTGCTGATGCGTTTGCTACCGCCAAGACTCAGGGGCTTGGCTTCAGCGCTCTGATGAGAGGGATGGGGGCAGCGATCGCGCCGGTGCTTCCGTTTATCCTGGGCATCGCTGCGGCCGTTGGGCTGGTGGCCGGTGCATTTGCCCTGTTCCATCGTCAGCTGTCCAAAGGGTTTCCGAAGGACATTACTGATGGGATGAACCTGACCGAGGAACAGCTCGAGCGGGTCGAATCGCGCACTGTGACCATGGGTGACACCATCGCTGCCACCTTCACGGTCATCGGCCAGCGCATCATGGAAAGCCCCATTGGCGATGCGCTCCGCTGGGTCGGTCAAACGGCCTCGGACGTCGGTGACTGGATTACCAAGACGTATGTCGACGTCACGTCTGTTATGGTCGGACTCCTCAAAGGGGCGTTCAAGACCATCATGGAAAACTGGCGCCAGTTTCCCAAGGCGTTCGGCGACATGGTTGTGAGCGGTGTCAACGCTGCCATCAAAGCTATCGAAGGGCTGGTCAATAAGGCTATTGTTGGCCTTAATGTTCTTATTATGGCATACAACGCCAATCCGACGAACTTGCTTAAGCTCCCTGAGATTGACAACGTCTCGCTCGGTACACTTACGAACGAGTACGCGGGCGCTGGCGCTGCGCTTGGGGAAGCCTTTGCGACTAATGTGGCCAGCGAGATTGCACAGGCGCGAACGGATCTTGGCAGCTTTGCGTCCGATGTTGGTACGGAGGCCCTTCGTCGTGCGCGAGCGCGGGCGCTTGAGGAAGCTGGAAAGCCCAACAAAGGGGGCGGCGGAAGCGAGCTTTCGGCTGCCGAAAAGCGCGCGGAAGCTATTGCAGAAATCAACAACGCGCTGGAAGACGAGCTGGCCCTGATGGGTATGGTCGGTGACGAGCTTCGGGTCGAGGCTCAGATGCAAGGCATCGTCAACAGTTTGGCGCAGAAGGGCATCCAACTGACCAATGACGAAGCGATCGCAATCCTGGACAAGGTGGTCGCGCTTCAAGAGCTGTCGCACGTTCAATCACAGCTCGAGAACATCTACGAGGATGCAATCGGAGCGGAGCGGGACTTCCGGG